GACCCCCAAGAAGGAAGATTTATAGTAGAAGATATCGACATATCTACATAATCCTGTACGTCTGCCTGAAAAGCCATCCTACGCTCATAATCGGCTGCTAGATCTAAGGCACTCTCTACCGTATCTGGCTTTGCTCCATAGCGATCTATTAGCTCTTGTGCCGCTGAGTCTACTACATACTGGTAAACCCATCTAGAATTACCCTTTAGGTAGCGCCTCTTGTAGGCTACAGCGAATATAGGTTCTACTCCAGTACTAGTACCAGCAAGAATACCAATACTCCCTGTAGGGGCTATAGCGCGGTTCGCTACAGGAGTACTGACATCTAGGTTATCCGCTGTTTCTTTGGAAACCTTGTCGGATACTCCTTTATAGACAGATAGCCAAGCATGTAGTTCTGGAGTCACCTCATACTTAGAGCCTCTCTGAATAAGCCACTCATGCATACCCATCAAACCTAGACCAAGCCTTCGGTTCTTTTCTCTAGTTTCATACACCTTATCATATGGCAACTTAGCTTTTAGCGTACCACAAATAAGAAACTTAGTACCTAGCTCTACAACCTCCGACATTTCATGGATGTCTTCTATTCTACCCATGTTAATTGAGCCAAGGTTACAGACGTCGCTGTCTGTCGAACTGGTCACCTCAGTGCAAGCGTTTCTTAAAGTTTCATCTTCTTTATCGAAGAAGTTAAATGAAAATCCAGGTTCTGCAGTACGCATTGCCTGTTCTACATTCTTGAGGAATACAGAACCAATCTCACCAGTTTTATAATAATTAAGCAGCCACTCAGTATCATAATTTACTGAGATATTGGTCATGTCTAGGGGCGCTGGAAAGTTAAAGTCTTCCTGTTTTATATCCCAAAGAGTTTTACCAGTAGAGCCAACAGGCATACTGGCCCAATCTTTGGCTGCTAAAAACTCGTTAATGTCTCCATGCTTCCAATTTAATGAAGCGTAGATAGCAGACCTTCGGCTACCACCTTGCATAACTCTACGACCTATCTCATTGATCATATTCATCTTTGGAATAGGTCCACTAGCCTGACCGCCTGTTTTATTAATAGGAGATCCAGAAGGACGGTAAATAGAGTAGTCCACTCCTATTCCCCCACCTGTCATCAAACAAGACTCAGACTTCCAAGATAGGTCTGCCCAATCCTCTCTACTGTCTTCTTCGGCTTTTAGAAGATAACAGTTATTAAAGAATTTGTTGGGTCTGCCAGCATAATAGAGGTATCGACCCCCAGGTATAAATTTCATGTCTGTGATGTATGTAGTAAGCTGATCGATCTCTTCTTGAGTTAGAAGATCACCGCATACATCGTCTACTAATGTCTTTGCTAAATCAGACCAAGTCTCAGCGCCTTCATGTCTGTATTTATGATTAAAAATGTCCTCAGAGAATTTACTTCGGAACATAGGATTTAAGTTGGATTTAAAATTAGTCATGGTTACTCCACTAAGTCTTTTAAGTTGGGTTTTTTATAATTTGGGCCTTTAATAACTTTGCCCTTGGCATTTTTTATTGGCTTGCCGTCTAAGCCTAATTTGCTCATGTTTGAGAGGTGAACTCGCCTTACAGCCTTGTCTAAATCCCATCCATATGTGGCGCAGTATCCGTTAATTACATAACTAAGATCAGCAAGCTCTTTCAGCATATTTTCAGGATCTGTTCCCTTACTGCTTTCTTCGGCAAGCTCATCAAACTCTTCCTGTAAAAAGCTAAAACGTAGGTTTTCTAAATCAATATCTGCATACCATTCTTGATCCAGAGGTTGCTCCATACGCTTTGCAAACTCACGCACCATTTGGAGAGGTGTTTGGTAGTGATTATCCCAATCCTTGGGCATATCATGTAGTCCGGCTTGGGAGGGTGGTTCTTGCATATCTGCGAATGCGTCAATGTCTTCTTTTGTTATCATTAATTATTTCTTTCTTGGGATAATATACTAGGACAAATGATTGGCAGGTTGGGCAGCTAAGATTGCTTTCAATCAGGTAATCGGATTCTTCTTCGCAATCGTGATCACCGCCCCAGATCAGTTCAGATCTGCAATGCCAACATTTCATTTTTCAGATTCTAATTCAGATATTAATCTGTCTAAATACCAGCGGCATTTCTTCAGATCCTCGACGCCATTTTTGTAAGGCCAGCGCCAGAGATACTTAAAGATATTCTGCCAACAGTACGCCTTATGAGAGTCTATATCGCAGCCATCAGCCATAGCTTTCATAGCGTCTATACACTCAATAGTTTGGTTATAATGCGCTGGGCTGTTGACCATATCTCGTTCAACTGCAGCTTGAGTTTCACCATAATCAAATGGTCTAATTAGTTCTTCAGTGTTAGTTTTTTTCATTTAATGTAACTTCTTTTTAAATTGTAAAATGTTGGATTTAATTTTCTCAGCAGCTTCTTTTTTTATGGCTTCTACGAGTTCAGGATCTGGCTCTAGGATTACACTGTCTAGCTCATCCTCTGGATCGCCAAGCTTCCGCATATTGGAGCCGATAAAATGGGTCATATCGAAGCCGACATGGAGGTGAGCTACTAGTCCTAGCATTACATCCTGAAAGTACTGAATTTCTTCTTCAGGAAAGTCTGGAGCTAGTTCTGCGTCTATCTCAACGTCAAATGGATCTTCACCAGCGCGAGGATAAATTGTTAGATAAAATGCATTCGTAGATGCTTTTTTGGACATGGAGTTATTTCCGTTTGGTTAGTTTAAAAAAATGCTCTGCATCAACAACTGCCAGAGGCCGCTGCCTATCAGCTTTAATAATTGCTAGTGGAGTTGACCCTTTTGGGCAGTTCTCTGTAGCCTGATCCATCACTTTGTAGATTGCGAAGGACTTGTTTGATTTGCACTCAACGGAATAGGGAAATAGCTTTCTAGCGGCTGGACTGAATAAAATGTCCTCTCCGTTAGCCCCCATGCTTGTAGAGCGTATGTCTCCGTCAGTGAGTGATTTGAATGAGGAATAGAGTTTATCCCTCACCCACTGTTGTAATTTCCTACCTTTAGCCTTTGCAGACTGAGGTCTTATAGCCATTTAGGAAGCTCCAATATGGAGTACTCCCCCCAACCTGTTCCGTAATCCTCTGCCTTCTCTGCAGAAGCTATTATAGACAAGGTTTTATGCATTCGCTGAGTTGCATTTTCTAAAAGCTCTGGCCCTACAATATGCATATGCGAAATATAGGGTGCAGACTTTTCACAACTAATGAAGGCGAATTCTACTGGCGCTGGATCTAAGTCTTCAACAAGAGAGCAAACGTACAAATAGAACGCTGCCTGGATATCATATGCATATTTTTGGCACTCTCTAGCGAAGCCAGAAGGTGAACTATCAATTGTTGACTTCAGATCGTATACTGTACCTTTAGACATTGAATCGGGCTTGGTTTTCAACATTAGACCTGTTCGAGGACATTCTGCAAAGATAGCTACCTCATTTAAGCGGTCTGGATGTTCTAATGCAGCCCTAGAAGCTGGATCATTCATCGTTCCTTCAGCCATACGTTTGGCTACATGATACTCCACTTCAGTAACGAGGATTTGATCTTCCTGAAGATTGTCTTCCATCTCCTTGAAAGCCTTAGAACTTCTTGTCTTTGGACCTTTAATAACCAAGTCTCTTTCAGGCTCTAAACAATTTGCATGATAGGCAGATCCTAAAGCAAATGCAGAGGTCTGACTTCTCTTTGCACCCTTCCAGTGCGCTAGGCTTTTCTTATAAACAGTTTTTACGGTGGTAGAGGATATACCACTCTGAGAGTGATATACCTCATTACTCATGCCTTTAATGATACCCATTTATGCAGCCTGAAAGTCGGCTTCCAGAGTATCGACTGCGTCCATGATTTCATCTTGCATGGCTTCGTCGGCGGCTTGCATAGAGGATTGCTTATAGCTCTCTTCGATGCGTTTGTTTTCCCCAGTAATTAACCCAGTGACATGCGCTAATGAGTCATACGTCATCTGGTCCATTGGGAGGGGAGAACCAAATTGGGGGGAGAAATGCATGACATAGTAGGTAGCACCCTTCGGAGACTTCATCTTGTCAGCTTTCAAGATAGAGTCAAAATCCCAAAGATTCATGCCACTGGGCATTCGGTTAAGGACATCGTGATAAAACGGCCCATAATTTTTACGCTTTAAAGATAAGATACAAGGTTGGTTTTCTATAGTAACCTCTTTGCCTTGCGCGGTCTTACCAGTATACGAAACTAGACCTCTAATGATCCTATAGCGATCACGGCCTTCGTATTCTTTGCGCTCTTGTTCAGACATTTGTACAGATTGCTCATAAGTAGGCATTCCGCACATTAATCCACCTAACTGATCCCTTGCCTCTTCACGATTGTTTTTAACAAGCAGAGACTTATTGATCAGTTTATTATCGCCCCAATGTTGATCTTGGATATGGTTTGAGAAGGCTCTTAATTTTACACCATCTTTTGCATAAACTCTATCTTCTTGAGTGTTAAGAAAGAATGCTCCTAGAGGAATTTGATCTCCGTTGGCATCTTCTCCAAAACTATTAATTTTAAGAGTCGGAATAGTAGGACTCTTCTCTGTATTGCTCGACGCAGCGCCCAAGGCTGCAGAAATATCATCTAATGTTAAGCCATCTTCTTTTATTACTAAGTCTGTCATAAACAGTTCCTTTTTGGTTAGATGTACATCATAACATTAACTATTGTTTTCGTCAACAATATTCGTCTTGTTCTAGCCAATTATTTCCACCGCTGATTTCAATGTCGAGGGGAACAGCCAGCGAGTATCCAAAGCGTTCTTCTGCTTCTTCCCCCACCTTAGTCATAGCCTCTGTAAGAATATCTTTAACCTTTTGTAATTCCTCAGAAAAACAGTCTACTACGATTGAGTCATGTACAGTTAAAATAAGCTTAGATTTAAGCTTTGCTGCCTTGAATAATCTGAAGGCTCTGATGCAAGCAAGCTGTACTAAATCGGCTGAAAATCCTTGGACAGGATAGTTGAGAATCTGGGTTGCATTTGATACCCGATTATTCCTAGTTCTCACCACATTAGGCCAGAAATATTGCCTTCCAGATGGCGTCTGTACAATCCCATTCTTGAGAGTTCCGGTCATTAACTGGTCATGCCAAGAGTGAATGCCTTCGTATATGTCATAGAAACCATCTAGGTATGCGGCTATATGTGGTGGGTGACCAAATGAAGTACCGCCAAAAAGAGGCAAAAAGCTGAATGGTTTACCAGAGACTTGGCGTTCTAGTTTGGTGACTTCGTTGGGCGGTTTTTGCAGAACAATACTAGCTGTTTGTCTGTGAATATCTTTACCGCTAAGAATATCAGCTATCCCCTGACCATCTCTGGAAAGTTCGCAAGCCGTTCTGAATTCTAATCCGACGTAATCCGCTTCTACGATCAGATGCGAATTTCCAAACCGACTGACAATAGCTTTTCGTACAGGAAAGCCTCGCTTCGGCTGGTTTTGAAGATTCGGAGACATGCCCCCACCAGATGAAAGTCTTCCTGTAGCTGCCACCGTCTGATTAAAGTTAGGATGCAAGATGCCATTCTCTCTTGTACCGCGCTGAATGCCAGCGACAAACGAGTCGAGGTATGTTGAAATAGCATTTAGTCGAGAGATCTTTGTTAAGAACTCCACCGCAATATCTTTACCCTTGCCTTGTGCTTGAAGGATCAGAGACTTAATAGTTTCTTTGTCTGTCTTAAAACCATTTACTG